TTTGATACCCTGCTCAAAGGCCATGAAAGAGGCCTGAGAAGATTCTAAGTTATCTTTAAACATATAGAGATGATATAAAGCCCCATCTACTAAGACTGTATCATAGCTATCAGGAATGCGAGTAACATCACTTGCTGCGGTAATATCAGAGTAGTTCTGGTAGTATCTGAATTTAAGAGTGTATGCTTTATCAGGCGATGGGCTTACACCATAGCCATTACCGTGTGTATCAAATATAAATCGTGGTACAGTTCTACCTGTAGTACCAGAAGAGTGATCTGCATCACGGTGCTTCTTATACCATTCATCACGATCTATATGTTTAAGTGTAGTGAAGCTAACACCTAACGCTGTATCTTCTTGGATTTGAAAGCTGTTAAAATCAGCTATTTTATAAAACGAAGGCCAGGTATATTCTTCCTGACCAACAACCAATGTATCTGTTTCTTCAGCAGCATTAAAAGGCCACTCAAATTCTGCTTGATTAATTTTAGCAACGGCAGCTTTTACTGCATCTTTAACAAGTGCTTGTACTCCCAATACAGACGCAAAATCGCCTTCAATGATTTCTACTTCATTAAGGCGGCGTAAGACTTGATTACATAAGCTTAAATAGGTGCTGGGCATATCATACCTTTAGATAGAGGAATGGGGCCAACAATTAAGCCAGCCCCAAAAAGTTTATGCTAAGTAGTCACGATCTGCGATATCAGCTACACTGATACCCGTATCATTAATGTCCATTAGAATAGCATAGATGCGTAATTTACCTGTTGTTAAAGCAGTGCCAGACTGCGTAACAAGCTTCAGGTCAATGTTGTCCGCAGCTACTGCAACCAACGGCTGGTATGCCGCTGCGTTTTGAGCAATAGTTCCAGCAGCAGTGCTGTCCGAACCATCCATCCCATCAACGAAACAGTCTGCATCAACTCCTGTACCAAGATCAAAAGTTGTAACGCCGCCTGAAGTAACGGTATCAACTTCAATACCAGCATTTAAAATCATTGTCCCTTTTGGGACAGCAATCACTGGAATTACATCACCAGCGGCTAGGGCAGAACCCTTGTCCGATAGTGCTGTTGCTAAATCTACAATGGTCTGAACCATGTAGGGTTGACGGCCACGGGCAGAAGCCCCACGCGCAGCCGCTAAAGTGTTATCACCAAGTGCCATGTTTTAGTTCTCCCTTACGCAGCGTTATATTTTGCGGTTACAATTGCTTCTGGTCGAAGAATCTTCGAACCATAGACCTGCATCCCACGGACGATATCGGCAAAGCTATCTGGATCACGGTATGTTTCCGTTTTGTTGATCTGTTCTGCTGTTGCTACTGCTGAGTCATGACCAGCTACTATAACTCCGAAATTTACGTTGTTATTGGCTGAACCGGAGGTTCCTGCACCTGTGCCTACCGCTGGAAGATTGCTTGAAGTATATACACGGAAACCGTGGAAGTTCTTCAAAGTCAAACCATTGCGTAGTCCACCGGCTTCACCGAAATCAGCGTTCATGAAGCGTGAATCTTCATCTGCTAATAGTTCCATGAATACTGGATCAACACATAACCAACGACCTTGTGTATCAACTTGCTGTTGATCCATAAGACGTTTCATACGAGCGACAACCATTGCTGGCGAAGCTGTAGCTGTTGGTAGTGCAGTTGCACCTGGTAAACGTGCCGCTAGTGGGATCGAATGATCGCCAGCAGAAGACGTTGTGATATTACCAAATGAGCCTTTAGTTAACTTCATGCTTGAAAGCAATTCGTCTGTTCCGGCTGTTGCTACCGCTTTATCACCGCGAGATGTTGAATTAACTGCATCTGCTGATGAATGGATTGATGATTGCTTATAACCAGCTAAGTAACCAAGAACGTCTTGGTCAAATTGGTCAGCTAAACGATAAGCTGCACGATCTACTGCAAGTTGCATAAAGTTTACGTGAGAGTGTGCTTCTTCAATGTCATCGATTTTAAAAGCAAAGTAGTTAGCTTTATCAACAACTAATGAAAAGTCTTCATCATCCAAATCTTGTGGATTAATTACAGTACCGCGAGCATATGAGGATACTGAAATTTCAGGCTCCTTTATAATTCTCACAGTGTCACCTTGGCTGCTAATTTCGCCAAAATATTCGTTGTTAGTTATATCACCTACAACAGTTGCCTTACGAAAAGCGCTTTGCGTTTTCTTCGAGTATATAATTGAGCTAAAATTTCCGTTAGGAAGATTTCCATGCCCTGGTGCGGATTGAAATGCCATTATGTATATCCTTGAATGAAATGGCTGTAAATTCACTTCCAAGATCAACTTGCACTTTGAGAGATGGCCGTAGCTGTACGGCACTCTAGTAATTGGGTTTTAAAGTGATTTGTTAATGCCAGAAGCAGCTAAATCAGACAATTAAACAACAGTGTCAGCTTATTTAGAGTATCGTATAAACGGGTCCAAACGCACTGGTAGACTTTGTAGTATTATCTGGTGGGGGTGAGCTAGGGTATACTAAAATAGTGTCCTAAAGCTCTATTGTTCATTGCATACATTATAACACAGTGAACTAATTAGTGCAACAGTAGATTGCTTAGTTAAGTACTAACGCGCACCACCTGAAACATCGTATCCGAATGTTCCTGCTTTGATAGAAGCATTGATTGCTTCTTCATTTTCTTCAAACTCTTGAGCTGACATATTGGCAACTTTAGTTTCAGTAAATGCCATTTTACTTGTAGCTGTTGGTGCTGAAGAATTTGTACGACCAACAGCTTGTGCCGCTGAATGGTCTACTTTTGTTTTGCCTTTATCGGCTTTATATAAATCGATAGTACGAGAAGCCCATTGTGCATCGGTATCATTTTTATAAACGCTATCTTGCATAGCAGATGGCTGCATTGATACCCACTCATGAAATTTAGGGTCTTGCCGTATTGTAGCAAAGTCAGGGTGATATTTCATTAATTGCTGTTCAGCACTTTGGCGGTTTAAGCTTTTCTCAAACTTCTCAACCTGCTCTAAGCGCTTTTCACCTTCAGCTAATGCTTCATTCGCCCGTTTACGTGCAATCGTATCAACAATCTTTGCAACATCAGGGTATCTACTTGACCAAGCTTCAACTTCTTCGTCTGTCTTCGGAAACTTAATCTGCTTACGTGTTGCAACATCTAGTTGATTTTTTACTTGCTGAAGCTCTTCGTCCTTTTGATTACGAACTGTTTGAATATGCCTTTGAATATCCTGATATCTTTTTTTGTAGGATTCTTCCTCAGCATCTAATTCGGGTTGTGCATTTACTTGCGCCATTTCCTCCGAATAAGATAAATCGTTATCTTCTTCTGGTACACGGCTATTTTTTACGTTATTCATTTATACCTCATTTGGGTCCAATACTTTGGGTATCCAAGTTAAACCATGAATGCATACTTCTTATCTTGCATGATTCCTGGAAGTGATAATGTCTCTGGCTTGATTTCTTCAATCTCTTCAGAGTCATCTAATTTGTCGTCCACCTTTGTAGTGGCGACTTCTACATCGATTTCTTTATCGACTTCTTCTTCCTCAACCTCTTCAGTATCGGAATCCTCAACATGCTGAATAAGCCCATCCATCTTCATAGACATCAAGCCCATCTCAGCTTCTGCTTGCATCATTTGAATATGCTTTAAGCCATGCCACTTAACTACGTGCGCTGGGATTACATATTCATCAGTGCTAATCTTTGCATCAATATCATCACGAACATTCTCTGCACTTGCTCCTAATGGGATTGGATTACCTGAGACATCATCATACCCCATGATACCTCCACCCATACCACATGAGCCGTCACATTCGCCTTCACAACCACAAGCCATGCCGCCATGAGACATCTTCATTTTCTTGGCCATACCACCACCATACATCTCTACTAGCTCATCGTCTTTGATAGCCCGTTGTATGGCTTCTCCAGTAGCTTCCTCATATTTAGTTAATTTGCCGTCACCATCTTTGTCGGCTTTTTTACGATCTAGTTGAAATTTTTTATTAGCCATGTCTCTTCCTTCAGGTGTGGTAATGCCTTTGGTTGCAGTAGCTAAACCGCCTAACCCAAAGCTTTGATTTGTTTTA